AATTAAATCTAATGTTGAATCTGCAGGTACAGAAATTGTACTTGCGATTTTATAATAAGTTGAACCATTGTCATTACTAATTTCTACTGTTGCGTCAACAGCATTAGTTCCGTCAATGTTTGCTAATAATATTGTATCAATTCTTACTGCAGTTTCTGCAGGTACATCAATCATAGTAGTTCTGTTTGTATCAGCTAAACTACCCATAGCATTTTTGGGTGTGATTGTTGCTATATTTACGAGATTCGGTGTTGCCATTTTTTATTCTCCTTCTAGATTAATACCCGAAAACCATGGAAAAGACAATACCTTTTCCATCAGTAGTTACGATTTGTGTTGAGCTTGATGTAGCATTAGTTACTTTTGCTCTACCAGTGCCATTTGGAGCTACAGTTATATCTCCATTAGCGGCATCTGTAATAGTAACAGATCCAGAGTTTGTTCCGCTATTTGTGTTTAAAATTAAATCTGTTGCACCGCCTGTTGTTACAGTTAGTGTTCCAGCACCATTTGAAGTTAAAACAGCTGCTGCACCATTATCTCCAACTTTTACCGTGTCTGCTCCAAGAACAACATCTCCAGTTCCATTTGGAATAATATCAATATCTGCATTAGAAGTTGAAACTATATCATTTCCATTAACATCTAAATTACCACCTAGTTGAGGTGAAGTATCATCAACAACTGCACTAATTCCAGTTCCAATTGCTAGTGTATCTATATCAGGATTTGTTCCATCATTTGCTGTTGCAAAAACAATTTTATCACCTTTATCACCAGCTGCAAAAGTAAATGAATCTCCTGAACCAGAAGCATATTTAAATTGTACAGTGTGTGATCCTGAAGTTGAATTTCTTAAAAAATAAAAAGTTTGAACATCAATTGGAATTGTAACAATTTGATTTCCTGAAATAGTTCCTGTAAACTCAATCATTCTGTGTGCAAGTTCTGCACCAGTAGATCCATCACTAACTGATAGAGCAGTTGTTTGTGCTCCACCTGCAATACTTTTTGCGATGTAACCACCAGAAATTTGTTCTACTAATGATAAATTGGTATTAGTTTTAGTTCCCCATGTTCCAGCGTTTTCACCAGTTGCCTGAAGTTCTATTCCTAAAGGTGTATATGTTGATGCCATAAATTTTTCTCCTATGCGACGTCACTATAACTCGTATTTGAGCCAGTTGCAACATCAGAATAAGTATCATTTGATCCTGTTGTTACATTACTATAACTGGTATTTGATCCAGTTGCAACATTCGAATAAGTATCATTCGATCCCGTTGAAACGCTTGTATACGATGTATTTGAACCAGTGTCAATATTAGTGTAACGTTCTATTCCAAGTAATCCTACACTTGATGTAATTTGATCTAAACTTAATCCAACAACGTCTGCTGGAGATATAGAGCCAACACTTGTTGTTGCAGCTATACCAGATATACCAACAACGTCCGCTGGAGATATAGAGCCAACACTTGCAGTTGCAGAAACACCAGTTAAATCAATTAAAGATATTGGCCCAATTTCTAGTGTTCCTAAACTAGTTGTTGCTTCAATACCTGTTATCTCTGCAGGTCCAAATTCTAAACCTAGTGTACCAACATTTGTTGTTGCAGCCACACCACTAATTGCAGCAGGACCAAATTCTAAACCTAGTGTTCCTTGACTTACAGTAGCATCTAATCCAGTAACAGCAGCTGTTGGACTAATTACAAAATCTACGCTACCAACATTTGTTGTTGCTTCTTGACCAGATATACCAACTACATCTGCTGGAGATATTGACCCTACACTTGCAGTTGCAGCAACACCTACTAAACTTATAACTTGATTTGGAGATTCACCCCAAGAGTTATCGCCCCAAGCATCTCTACCCCAACCAACTAAAGTTCCTGCGTATGATAATGTTGGTGTTGCAAAAGTAGATTCTACACCTGAAACATTTATACCTAAACCAATACCAAGACTTCCTACCTGTCCTGTCATTTTAAATGCAGGACCTACTTCTAGTAAATATGTAAATACTGGAGTTATACTCCCTATTGAAGCAGTTGCCTCTATACCAGAAAGAGATACAGTTTCATCTGCTCCTTCACCCCAATCAGCTTGGTTCCATGATAATCTACCCCAACCTGTTTCATTAAATTCTTCTGAATCACCTAAAGAAACAGATGCTGATTGACCTGAAAGAATTACAAGAGTACTAATTCCTAAATCACCCAAACTAGATGTTGCTTCAACACCAGTTAAATCTGCTAATATAAATTGAGCAGCTGTTACTGTTCCTACGGAAGATGTTGCGGAAAGACCTGTTGGTTCAACAGAATATTCTACACCCCAACCAGAGTTTCCCCATTGTTGTCTACCCCATCCTTCTAAATTAAATGATTGTGGTGTACCTAAAGCAGAAGCTGATGCAGGTGCAGTAAGTGATACACTTATTACATCATCTTGCCACTCGTTTGATCCCCAAGTGTTATTACCCCAGGTAGATGCCATAAGGAGGTCCTCCTTACGCTATACGAATGATTGCGTTGCTTGCGTCTGCTGTTGGAAATTGAATTGTAAATGTTCCAGAAGAAACTGTTTTGTCACCACCAAATGCGATAACTGCAACAGCTTTGTCAGATTGTGAAGAATTATAAATTAATGCACCATTTGCTGTAAATGATGCTGAAGTATAACTCACGTCTGCAAAATCACAAAATGCAGTTGTTCCAGAAGTTGTTGGCGTAACACTTGTTAAAGTAGCTCCTCCTGCAGTATATGCAGTTCCAGATGAATTAGTTATTTCGTTTGAAGTTCCGTATGCTGTAGTGCCTGCACCTAAAGATGCTGAACTTGTAAATAAAGCTATTTTAAAAGTATTTCCACTTGTAGCTGTAAAGTTGTGTGTTCCAACTAAAATTTCTTGTTTAAAACTTGTACAAATTGCCGATGTTATTGCCATAATTTAACTCCTACGGGTTTGCCGAGGTTACTGGTATACGAACAGCGCCATCAGTATAGTCATCTCTTCGTCTTCTACCAACTTGCTCGTTAGCAAACTTCTGTACCTCTTGTTTATATTTATTTTCATATAATGTCAACATGTCTATCGGACCTTTTAAAAATGAATATGCCTCTGATAGACAGCAATATAAAAGCCCATTTGGAAAGTTAAGACTAATATAATTAGTGCCATCACCCTCTAATAATGCTGGCGCCGCATTATAATGAACTCTAAATGAATAGGTAGCATCAGGAACAGGTGCAAACATCATTCTTCCAGATGTAGTATCAGATTCTCCTGTAGCACCACCAAACATAGCGTAGTATTTTGGCTGTCCTCTTTTAGCTGATTCGGTTGATGAAACATATTCTTGTAAGTATGTGACATCTTTTTTCTCTAACCAAACATTAGGACCAGTTGTAGCTGATGTTGAATCATAAACTTGTATACCTCTTATAAAGACAGCACCTGCTGGAGCATTTATTGATTCTTGACCTACAACTAAATTACCTGTTTGTTGTTTTCTGTCAGCATCAATCGGCACATCTCTAAATATTCTATATTGTGCATTTAATATTATATTTTCTAAAACAGAATCTGATAAAACAGTAGAGTCTGTTTCAGTATAACTTTTTATTTGAGTTTTTAACCCTGATGCACTTAAACCTGCCATTATTCAATCCTCGCTAGTTCTCTACATTTAGGACAACGATGTTTATATTTATTGTGTTCATCACAATAGCCTTTTTTAACTTCTTCATACATAGTAAGATGTGGGTCCTGTTTTTCAGGTTTAAATATATTTTTTATCCAATTCCAAATTTTATTTATCATGCTTCTATTGTTATGGGTCCTACTGAACAACCATAACCTCCTCCTTTTATACCACCAGTTGTAGCAGTATCTGAATTAACTGTAAAGAAGAAGAAATTTGAAACAAAATAATCAGATGTACCTCTTCCTGGATTTCCGTCTCCTGTATCAGGAATATATTTTCCTGTTGTAACAGCATATCCTGAACCTTGACCTATTTGTGCACCTGTTATTCCATCAAAATTAGGAATTGTTGCGTAAGCAAAAACAGGATTACTTGCTGTACCTGTTCCTGGTGAAATTGTTGGGGGTCCTCTAAATAAATATGTTGTTCCATTTGTTAAACCGTGTCCAGGTGAAAATACATTTATAATTCCTGATCCTGCAGCATATGTTTCAAAACCATCTTGTGCTATCATTACAGTTGTAATTGGTTCTGTTCTATCTGGTCTTACTTGTAATAATGCAATACCATCTCCACCTGCTGGTTTTGGTTCTAATTGAGGTTGTTTTGGTTCAAACTCTGTGTAGTGAACAAATGAACCATTCCATTCTCTAACCATTTCTCTATACGGAAACTCCATACCAGACCTGTCTGATATTGCTTTTGCATGTTTTCCTGTTGCATACTTTGACATTATGTTCCTGGGTAATAAGCTTTTGGTGTTATATGTGTACTTGAAGCTGAACCATCTTCTGCAAGTGCTCTTGCTAATTCATCTTCATAATATAATTTCATTTGTTGAACTAGTTGTGGTGCATATTTTTGTGATAAATAAAAAGCAAGTCCAGCTGTCATACAAGGTACAAATCTAAATGGTACATCTGTTGCATTTGTATAATCACCAACATCTTGTATTCTTTTTATATAATAAAAATGTAGGTCTTTAGATGCATTTGTAGAATCTGGTGTTGGGTAAACATGTATTCTAACTTTATCAATAAATCTTTCTACCCAATATTGATTAGGTGTACCTTGTGAAAGTTTATTAGAAAAACCTGCATAAGTAGATCTATCTACTTTTGTCATCGGTGAGTCTGATTGAGTAGTTTGAGTTCTATTATTTCTTAATTGTGCTTCAAGAACATCGGACATGCCATAGATTCCATTAGTAGGTGTAGTCGTTGCAGAAGTTCCATCACTACTAGCTCTAAAAAAATCATAGTCTGACTGACCTTGAATTAAATCAAGATTAGTTTCGTCTATTTCCCAATAGTGAATACCTCTATTACCCCATTCTTGAAATAAAATATTAAGAGATCTTCTAGCTGATTTAAGTTGATAACCTGCTACAGAATTTAATCCAATACGTTCAAAAGCATCTTCTATTATTTCTTCAATAGAAAAAGTTTTATCGAACGTTGTAGTTCCCGAAGTAGTATTAGCCATTTAAAATCCTATTCGTAAACTTTAATCCACTCACAAACAACTGTTCCGGTATCTCCTGCTGTACAAGCTGGTAAAACTATGTTTACATCTCCAGTATAACCACTAGCTTTAGTGTTTTTTAAACCACCAAAATCAGAGTAATCATATTCCATTTCACCATTTAAACTTTGAAATACAACATCAGTCGTTGCATCCCATTGCATACGTAATGCATCTGCTGGTGCAGTTACTGAAACGTTACAACTAACTTTATTTAATCTTACAGTTAGGCAACTTTTTCCTGCTGGGCTTTTTGTTAATTCAGAAACATCAACAATTTTAGTTGTGCTCCCTGAATTATCAGAAACTACGTTGTAGTGTGTGATTAGTTTTTTTGCTCCGTCAAATACAGTTGTATTTAATACTGTGTCTGCCATGTTTTTGTCCTCCTTTTAAAGGACGCCTGCATTAC